AAAGAAGATGAGTTATTAGAATGAGATAAAGTGGGCAGATGCAATGGACAGACCTAAGAAGCAGTTGGAGTTTGAGAAGTATTCGCAAGAGTGCGAGAGTAAGCAGATCTGGAAGCTGATTAGTAAGTATTTGTTTGCAGGCGAGGTTGTGTTCGTCGCTGATTAGCTTTATTTTTTTTGCTCCTGGATATGCTACCTCACGCGCCAGAACCGCAATGCTTATAACTCTTGCTTGCTTTAAAAAAGCAAGGCTTTTTTAAAGATGTTCGTTCGCTTGCAGATAGCTGGGCTCGTGAGGCTGTGGTGAATAGCACAGCTTTGCTGTGGCATGCCTGCCCTCCTCGGCACAAAGCGTAAGAAGTCTGTTGCTTTCGCAACAGACCGCTTCGCTGTTCTTAGGCTTTGCGCCTGCCACCAATACCGTTGCTACCGCAACGATGCCTGCCCTCCGCCTGCTCACTTCGCTCGCTTAACAATATAGCACAGCCTTCGGCTGTGGCATGCCTGCCCGCCTCCCTGCTCGCCTGCTGTGGCTCGCATAATAGCGCCCTCGCTACGCTCGGGCGTAGCTTATCGCTTGCGCCTACGCTTCTCCTTAGTCCACTTAGCTATCTTGCCTGCTTGCTTGCTTCCCTTCTGCTTAGCTGATGTGATTGTCTTAATGGGCATTAGTTAATTAATGGAGTGATGTATATAAGTATTATGGTGAGTGAGTAGTGAGTGAGTAGTGAGTGAGTGAGGCGATTCTCGGTGCCAAATTAGTATAAGATAACATGGACCTTAGAAAATTTTATAAACCCTGAAGTATTAGAAAACACATGAACAGCTTAACCCTTAAAAAACTTTTCCCTGAAACTCCCCAGGAAAAAAGAAATAGAATTAATGAATTAATGAAAACAACACCTAAAGAAATTAGAGAATACGAAAGATCATCAGGTAAAGGAATCATAGAAGATTCAGGTGATTAGTAAGTGAGCATAAAGCTAAGCGATGATTATGAAAATGCTTTGTGTGCGTGCCTTATGCTGTGAGCATTAAAGCTTGCAGAAATAGCCTTGTCCTGCAACGCTGCGGGGGGTTGGCAGCTTCTATAAAGCAAAGCTTAGTGAGAAATGCGCTGCCAACACGGGGTTTTTGCACTTCTGCAAATGCTACGCTTTTTCTAACCAAAAGATTTAAAAAGAATAAAACACACACACATTTATGACTAAACGACTTATAAGGATTTCTAAAATTCTAAAGAGTGTCCAGGAAACTTCTAAGTCTGGTTTAGCTTGCTCACTAAAGAAGCTGGTCGCCTTAATGTGTTTGGAAACAGGCATTACAAGGCGGACAGCTTTGGAATACATCAAGATTCTTATAGATGGGGAAAAGATAATTAAAGACGGAGATGAGCTGTGGGCTGCTGATAATGCCGAACAAAAGTTATTTAAAAGGGGTGAGGAAAGAGAGGAAACTCGTGAACGAAGCAAGGGCCAGGGGGCTGATAGCTTTGAGGAGTGCGGGCTCACACTCCCCGATTGATTGTGTAATAATTAATACAAAACTGGGATATATAAAATTTGTCCAGTGCAAACCTGACAACTGGGGAGAAAAGAAAATTAAAGATTTAGAAGAAAAGTTTGCAGATCTCAATGGGTGGTTTAAATGTTCCTTTAAAGTTCTATGAGAAGGAAAAAAAGAGATTACAAGATTAAGCCGATGGATCTGTCAAAATTGAAAATAGATTTATCTGAGTTAGATCCCTGGCAAAATGAAGTCATGGAATACAACGGAAACATCGCAATTAGGGCTGGGAGGCAGGTCGGAAAGAGCTACACCATGGCTAAGAAGGCAGCATTATTTGCACTTCAAAATGCAGGGGTGCACATTCTTGTAATTGCGAGTTCTGAAAGACAGGCGAGCTATATCTATGAAAAAATAAAAATTGAGTTAAAGATGCTGGAGATGGATGTGTTTGCAATTCTTCCAACCATGAGAAGAACCCTACTAAAAAATGGGAGTGAGATTTATTGTCTCCCAACTGGGATGACTGGAGACTTAATCAGAGGGCTAACTATTGATGTCTTAATACCTGATGAAGCTGCATACATTCCTGAAAGAGTTTGGATTTCTGTATTGCCGATGTTGTGGATCTCCATGAAAGAGAGAGGGTTTGGGTGGATATGGGCTCTTTCCACTCCATGTGGAAAAGAGGGATTTTTCTACAACTGCTTTAAAAATGATGACTACAAAACATGGCACATAAAAAGCACAGATTGCGTGCGTATTCCTAAGGCAGAGCTGGAAAGGTGGAAAGAGGAATACACAAGGATTCAATATGCGCAAGAAGTGCTGGGGGAGTTTGTGGATGATATTTGCAGATTCTTCTCAGAAAGTGCGATTAGTAAATGCGTGGCAAGGGTGAACAGAGGTGGGGGAGTTTATTATCTTGGGGTTGATGTTGCGCGTTATGGAGCAGATGAAAATGCATTTGTCGTCGTGGAATTAGAGGGCGGGCATTTAAAAGTTATTGAAACTCACACAACCAAAAGAGAAGCCCTAACACAATCAAGAGAAAATATAAAAAAACTTAATGCAAGATATAATTTTAAAAGAATTTTTATTGATGACGCAGGGGTGGGGGGTGGGCTGACTGATATGCTGATGGAAATTTACAGGCATAAAGTTGTCGCTGTGAATAATGCGTCACGAAGCATTAATAAGGAAGGAAAGAAAAGAGCAATTTTAAAAGAAGATTTATACTCAAATGCAATTATTATGATGGAGGATGGAAAAGTGCATTTTGAAAATGATGAGGATTTAATCAGAAGTTTAAGAAGTATAATGTTTGAGTATTCAGAGATCTACAAACGGATAAAAATTTATGGGAGATACGACCACATAGCAGAAGCTTTTGTGAGGGCGTTGTGGTGCGTGAAAGCGAAAGGTTTAAAACTTTTCCTTTCCTCGTTTTAGCATGACACACGATGGAATTTTTGCAACTGCTGCTGAGTGCGCAAGCAAGGTTGGGGCTGGTGTGGACACAAACGGGTGGACTGAAGCAAACATAAACCAGTGGTGCGCAGAAGCTGAAAGCTACATTAATATTTTTTGCAGATTTAATTTTTCAGACGAATACGCTGGCCTGAATCAAGATGTTAAAAAAATTCTAACTGAGGCTTGCTCCAACCTTGTCGCTATTTACGGGCTGAGCTACAATCTATTAGGAGTTGGAAGCACAGCTTTCACAAGATATGAAGCAGAAGATAGAATTAATATTTTATATGCTCGGTTTCAGAATTGCGTGGCACTTCTAAGGAATCAAAACTCTGTGACTTACATGAAGGGGGCTTAAATGGGCTGCTACAAAAAACCTGCTGATGAGCCCGAGGAACCGCCTGCTGCTGAACCACCGCAAAGCCCGACCACATCTCTACCGCCAATTTATCTGAATCCTACGCCTGAGCAAGAGGAAGAAGCAGAAGAAGGGGATGTGATTGTTTTAGATCCTATTGAGCTTAATCCACCTGTTGAGCCCGAGCCTATGATTTATCTTAATGAACCTGCTGATGAGCCTAATCCCATGATTTACATTAACCCACCTGCTGTTGAACCTGAACCCATGATTTATCTTAATGAGCCTGTTGAGGAAGAAAGCTGGTTTGATAGAAGGAGAGAGGAGATCATGCAAGCAGTTAGGCAGTTGTTGGGAATTGAAGATGATTTTGAAAATGACGACGACAATTATGATTCAGGAGATATGATTTATTTAAACCCGCCCAACCCTGCTCCAAGCTATGATGGAGTAATATATTTAAATGATCCACCACCATACGCAGCTGACGACGGGATAATTTATTTAAACTAAAATGGGACTAAAAATAAGAGGAGTGCCAAACATTTTCTCTAACTCAACAGAGGACGGGCAAGTTTTAAAATCATTTGGAATTAGGAGAGTGCCAAGCGAGGACGACGACACAATAGTAAGTTTAAAAAAATCAGACGAGTATGTTGTTGACGCAGCTGGCGACGGGGATTACACAACCATCGCTGCTGCTTTGGCTGAGCTGGGTGCAAGCTCAGGGACGATTAGAGTGCTGGCTGGGAATTATACAATCACTTCTAATATTTCTCTTGGTGCAAATCAGTCAATCGTGGGGAGTGGCTACGGGACTAACATCACGACGACATCAAATATAACAATGATAACTTTAACA